CAACCTAGGCACCGCTGGGCTGAACCCAACCTACTTCCTGCGCCAGTCCGTTACTGGACAGACCTTGCCCTCCCACCTCGCGGGTACGATCCAGCGAATTGAAGGGGTCCGCAGCTACGCGGGGCAGGCCATTACAGTGCTTGGCTGGGCCAGACGATCCTCTGGTGCAGGAAATCTTGTTGTTTCTGCCGCTCAGTCTTTTGGCACGGGCGGGTCGCCTTCTGCGTCCGTTTTCATGTCGAACACCGTCGTGACCCTTGGCGGCGCATGGGCACCATTTGCTGTGACTATAAGCGTTCCGTCTATTGCTGGGAAAACCCTCGGGACCAACGGCAACGACCTCTTGTCGCTGAATTTCTACACGTCTTTGGGGTCCGATTACGCGGGGCCTATCGGCCTTCAAACCATCAACGTAGACCTTTGGGGCATCCACATCCGGGTTGGCACTTGGACCGCAGCAGATGCCGCTCTCTATCACCCACGCGATCCGGGTACTGAATTGCTGTTGTGTCAGCGGTACTATGAGATCGCCAGTGGCGGCGGTGTCGCCTATGCATCTTCGGGAACCGCCATACAGAGGTTTTTTGTGAAGTATAGCGTGACCAAGCGCGCGGTCCCAAATTCCGTTACTTTCCAGATTGCTAGTGGGACCGGAACATCCCCAACTTTGCTAATCAACGCAATCGATGGCGCTTACGTCGGCTTTTCTTCAACTGCCTCATCTCAAGACATTGTCGTTCGTGCTTCTGCTGACGCTGAACTCTAAGGGGACATCATGACCGTAACAAACATCACCATGACCGCCCCGGATACCTACAGCGCCGATATCGACGGAACACTCTTGGGGGGCATCACTCCCACCTCGCGGTTTTACCCAGAGTTGGAAGCCGCCATTGCCTCTGGAGAGCCTGTAGGTACGCCGCCGGTGCCACCAGTCGTGATCCCGAACCTTTCCTTCGCGCAGATGCTGATAGGCCTCGTCACTGAGGGCTGGATCACCGAAGCCGAAGGCGAGGGCTGGCTCGTCGGCACCCTGCCTGATCCGGTGCTTCTGGTGATCTCCATGCTGCCCACGAACCAACAGTTCGCCGCCAAGGCCCGCGCGTCACGCCCATCGGACGTGGAGAGGTCGGACCCCTTGGTTGCTGCGCTGGCCACCGCCGAAGGCAAGACATCGGCTGAGATCGACGAGTTCTTCGTCACATACTCTGTGGTTTAAGCTCGACCACCAGAAGGGAACCCACCGGCCTGAGGCTGATTTCGTGGGTTCCCATTGGAAACATCTCCACCATCTCTTTCGGGACGTTCAGCCGTCTGGTTGAAGCTCTTGCACTGGTCTTCCTGACCTTGAAGTGGCCGCCGTCCGGCGTCAGCTTGATGCCGATCTGACCCTCCTTCCCAGTGTAGAAGGTCGCGGTCATGTCCGTCGGCGCGACATCCGCAGGGAAGATGATGTACGCGATCATGGGGTTCTTCGCATTTCGGGACATGTACGGGGTGGCCCGCTTCTGATGCCGTGGCGATTTCATTTCTCTTTGTCCATCTTGATCTTGCCGATGTGCGCGACGTTCAGGGCGACCATGCCAGCGCTGAAATAGTTCCCGGCGTTGTCCCGGTAGAATTCTTCGACCGTGAAGAACTCGTCGTCGCCCACGGAAAGGATGAAATCAGCCACCGACTTGGCAGGGCTTTCACAGATCACCTGATGGATGGGGGAACCGCTTCGCGTTGGCATGTTCATGGTAATCAGAAAACGGTTCATCTGTTCTTCCTGAGTTCGTGAATGCGCCGGGCTTCCATCTCGATGTACGGCCTGATCAGGGCCGGAACTCTGCTGAGAGCCTTCTTCCGCGCTTCAACGCCTTTTATGGCAAGGATCGATACAGCGCCATCGAATATGTATTTTCGGCAGGCGGACTGGATGCCCTCGTCTTCGTCCTCCATGCGGACCTTGCCACGCAGGATGCGCTCAATGCGCTTGCTGGGGCGGGTTTCATCAGTCCACATGACCGGTGACCATCAGATAGTCATGAAAGGCCTTCCACGCCTCGTCCACGCCCAGCGCGATGCATGTGAAGCATCCCTCCGCCTTGGCCGCCCTGAGGTACTTCAGCTGGTCTTCGGATATGCTGGATGCGGTGTGGTCCCGGCGCTTCAACTCGCAGACGAACGCAGGGCTGCCGGGGATGACGATGTCTGGGGCACCGGTGGTCATGCCCTCAGACTTCTCCTTGGCGGCCTGCAGCATCGTCCTGATGCCCTCGTTGCGGGGATGCAGGGCCAGAACCCCGAACGTGTCCGGATAGGTGCGGCGCAGGCGGGCGAAGAACGTCACCTGTTCCGCAGCTTCCTTCGGACACGACCCCCGGTAGGTGAGGTCGCCGTAGATCATGATGTCATCTGGGAGCTTCATCTGCAGCCTTATTGTAATTCAGGACGCGGTAGAAACCGCTCTCGCCGTCCTTTTGATACGTAATCGTCATCGGTGCTTTGCCACCCAAGGCGTCCAGCGCGGCGCGATCTGCCTTTGCCTTCGACCACTCGGGGAACTTCATAACCCAGAATGAAAATGACCGATATGGGGTGACCACGTCAACCCTATCCATGGGCTTTCCGCTGCGGGAGACCTGAGGCATCTTTTTCCACTGCAGAACCTCGTCAGTCTGCCGCTGGGTGGGATCGCGCTTCAGGGCCTTGAAGTCGATCCGGAGCTTCTCGTTGGGGTCGACGATCTCGCCCTTGCAGGAGGAGCAGTACCGGGCGGCGATGTCGTTGGGCTCAGAACAGTGCGGGCACTCCTTGGACGTCCACCGGTAGGTGCACTGGTGGAGATCGCCAGCGACCGTGTCCATGGCGCGGCACCGGCGGCCAAAGTGGGCGGGCATCGCACCCCACTCGGTCTCGATGGGAATGCCGTCCAGATCGACGAAGTACCCGTTGGCATCGATCTCGTACTCTTCCTTGTTGGGGCGCGCGGAGAAGGTGTTCTCGGTGGAGCACTGGGGGCACACGCACGTGACCTCGCCGGAGCCATCGCTGCCGGTGGAGACCTTGATCTCGGGCCCGAAGATGTCTTGGTCTGGGCAGTGGCGCTCGATGTTCTCGGCATAGTCCAGAACGAGGCAGTCTTTCTTGCCACTGTCGACCCGAAGGCCGCGACCGATGATCTGCTGCAGCAGGCCGACGCTTTCGGTGGCCCGCAGGAGCGCGATCACGTCAACGTGAGGCGCATCGAACCCCGTGGTCAAGACGGAGACGTTCACCAGATACTTGATCTTCCGGGCCTTGAACTTCTTCAGGATGGCGTCGCGCTCAGCCTTCGGCGTCTTGCCGGTCACGATGGCGGACAGCCCCGGCGGAAGGCTTGCCATGCACTCGTGGGCGTGGCGCACGGTGGCAGCGAAGATCATGACGCCCTGACGGTCAGCAGACTGGGCGACGACGTCAGCGATGATGGCTGAGGTCTTCCTGCCGTGCCCGTGGTACGCCTGATCCACCGCCTGCGCGTCGAACTGGCCACGGCTGTTGACCTGCATGTTCAGTGTTTCGTACGATTGAGCGTTGATCTTCCCGACGATGGGCTGGGTCAGGTATCCAGCCTCGATCAGTTCGTAGGCCCGGATGCGGTCGACGCAGGCTGCGAAGTACGGCTCTCTGGTCTGGCTTTCGGAGACCGGCTTGCCGTCTGGCCACAGGCCGAAGATGTAGCCCGTCTTCATGCGGTACGGCGTGGCGGACAGGCCTATCACCCGCAGGTTGGGGTTCGCTTCCCGCATGACCTCGATGATGGACTGAACCGTGGGCGTGATCCCGTGGCACTCGTCGATCACGACGGCAGCGAACTCCTTGCCAAAGCGGCTGATCGAGTTCTTGACGGTGCCGGGCGTGCCGAACACCACCGGGTGGCGCAGGCTCTTCTGGCCAGCGCTGGCGCTGAAGATCGAGCACTTGGCACCGGTGGCCCGGTACTTCTCGCTGTTCTGGGTCACCAGTTCTGCGGACGGCGCGAGGCACAGGACGTGCTTGCCGCCGGACACCCGGTGGATCGTGCTGGCCACGCTCTCGATGATGTGGCTCTTCCCGGCCCCCGTGGCCGCCTCGATGCAGCACGGGGACCGGTTGCGGGAAATCCACGCGATGATGCTGTCGTGGGACTGCTGCTGGTATGGTCTAAGGGTCATGTTTGATCACCGTAAATTTTTCAATCGGGAACAGGGCGACGTCATCCTTGTCATTCACATCCCTCACGACGTTGAGGCGCATGTTCTTGACCTTCAGGCTGAAGGCTTTGTCCCACCTCACCTCTAAATACAACAAAGCGTTTGTCAGTTCTACAACAAAGTAAAAGTTGACCATCAATTTCTTCGACATGAACCGGGCGACTTTGACCTTCGACACATCGAGCATGACGCCTCCCAGTTCGGCCATGCGTTCGTAACTGTACTTGCCCTTCCTGACCTTGCACTCTCCGATGCCACAGATGACGCCATCCCGGTACATCATGTAGTCTATCGATGAACCCTTCTGGGTCGTCAGGACGGTGAACCCCAGTTCGGCCTCCAAGATGTCCGCGATCCGGCGCTCGTTCTTCCCGTCCTCTTCACTCTGGTACATCATCACCACTTGCCAGCTATGGCTTCGCTGACGCGACCGGGGTTCACGCCAACCATCTCAGCGATCTCCTGTGTCGACTTCTCAGGATATCGACGATGGATGTGGACGATCCTCCACGCCAGTTGCGCGTTCATCTGGACGGACTTCACGGGGGAGCGATCCTTCGTGATCTTCCTGAAGAGGCGGTTGAAGACGATGGCTTCGATCCTCTCTGCCGCATCAGTGCTTCCGGCCTCCCTAAACTCGGCGGCAAGCTCCAGAAGCTCTTCTCTGCCCAAGGGTACATTGCTCATTTCCTGATAATTCCTCTCAGTGCGGCGGCGTATTGATCGCCGGGGTGAGAAAAGCCCGCAATTTTTATAGCTGGCTTCACGACTGGATTGTTTTCGTCGTACGCTATCACGTTGTCCTCGCAGAACTTGGCGCAGTATTCGACGGTTTCACGGCGGACCCTTTCGAGCTTCCGCCGCAACTCCAGATTGATGGCAGTCTGCCGAGCAAGCTCGTCCTTCACTTCAGCGTCCAGAAGCTGGTGGGCTTGCCGCGCCACGGTTCAAGGTTCGCACCGGGTGCCAGAACTTGGATGGCCTTGGCATAGGACACCGATCCGGCGCGCTCCGTCTTGGTCAGGCGCTTGCCGCCGAAGGATGCGTTGCGCCCCTTCGCCATCTCCACCATGGCCTCAAGCAGCTCCTTCTTGCGCTCCTCAGCCTTCGCAATGGCATCGAGGACGTCGGTGTACTCGGCCACCATCTGCAGCGCTCTGGGGGTGTCAACGATGACCAGAGGGTCGTTCAGGTACTCGTCCGGTTCATCACATGCCGCAAGGAACTCCATGTAGAATTCCCGAAGCTTCGGCACGATCTTGGCGATGTACTCAGGATCGTACGAAACAATATCGAGCTTGTTGTCGCGCGGGGTCCACTGCCAGAAGTAGCATTGCGACCGGTTGGTGCAAAACATCTGGACCTGCATCTGGGCGTAGTAATGCTCCTGATCCTCGATGTTCTTGAAAGGCACCGGCGCTTCCTTGTCCCGAAGGCCGAAGGGGCACTTGATCTCGACCAGATAGTCGTCACCGACGTACCCGTCCGGGCTTGCGCCAAGCCAGTCCATCGCAGGGTGTACGACGAAAGTCGCACTGGTGATCTGCAGACCGATCTTGGCCTCAAGGTCTTCGCGGGCTTCGTCTTCGTGGGTGATGCCCCACTGGGTGGCGATGTTGCCGTTCCACTCGCTGGGAGCCTTGTGGTACTGGCGGACCATCCGACGCATGATGGTCTTCCGGTCGGCGTTCGGATCGACGCCCAGTATCGCCCCGACGGCGGAAGCTGTGACGCGTCCCTTCCGGGCGCTGAACCACTGTTCGCTGCGCTGTTCCATCAGAAGAACCCCGTGTTCTGTACGCAGCTGCTCATGAGCGCCACGCAGATCACCACCGTCAGGCAGATGATCGCTGTCATCTTCATTTTCTCGTTCATGGTAATCCCACAGATAATGTTGTGGGAGAGGGGCGTACCCCTCTCCGGTTTTCATCGGTTCAGGAACCAAATGGCAGCGGAACCGCAGATCACCCCGATGGTGAACGGAAGGACAGCCTTTGCCACCAGCCAGACCATCAGGATCAGGAGGATTGAGACCCCCGACCAGATGGCGATCTTCTGAAGCTAAGGCATCGAGGAAGGCCCGCA